CCTAGATGTTGGATAGACACAGACCATTGCAAAAACTTAATAGATGCGTTAAGACATTACCATAGGAAGTACATCGACAAAAATAGAATGTTCAGATCGAAACCTGTACACGATTGGAGTTCACACGCTTGTGATGCTATGCGCTACCTTGCAGTTGGTCTTCAAGAAATTAATACTAGACAAACTGCGCCACAAAGTGTAGCAGATAATGATTATAGGATTATATAATTATGGGATTTTTAAAACCAACAAGACCACCACTACCACCTGTGCAACCTTTGCCAGAACCACCACCAGCTGTGCCAGAAAAAATTTCTGAAGAAAAAAAAGAAGAGATTAAAAAGGAACAAGATGCAATTGAGAGAAGAAGAAAAGGTAGAAAGTCTACAATCCTTACTGGACCACTTGGTTTACAAGAATCTGAAGAAACAAAACTTAAAACTTTATTAGGAGAATAATATGTTGGATAAAGTAAAAGCTGCAATTAAAAAAATGAAACCTGCAACTAAAAAGAAAAAAGCAGAACCTAAATTTAATAACATGAATGATTTACAAAATGGTGTAGCAGTAAACAGAGAATCTAAATCTGAAACTAAATCTGAAACTAAATCATCTTTAACATTCGGAAAATAATTATGAGTGCTACTGGACCAAGTAATGGTGGATCTGATACAGCAGATGAAAGAAAACAAAAAACTTATTCACAGCAATTAAAAGATATTCAAAAGAAAAAAAAAATACAACCACCTGACAATACAGGAGCTGACGAAGGTTTCTTTCTTGCAGAAAGACAAAGAAAAGAAAAACTAAAAAAACAAAAAGAAGAAGCTGAAAAAAGTTTTAGAGAAATGAGAGGTGGTGGTAATCAAGTTGTTCAATCACCAACTACATCAGAAGTTTCACAAGTTACACAAACAGAAGTAACTACACCAGAAGTAGAAAAACCAGAAGAAAAAGAAGATGATATTACTATAAGAAAAAGAAGAATAAAAGCTAAAGGAAGATCACCAACAATCCTAACAGGCGTTACTGGAGTAACTGGTGGCTTGACTTTAGGTAAACCAAGTTTATTAGGTAGATAATGGCACAAACAGATAAAGCAAAAAATTTATTAAAACGATATGATCGTTTAAAAGCACAAAGACAAAACTGGGAAAGTCATTGGCAAGAAGTTGCAGACTATATGCAACCAAGAAAAGCAGATGTTACCAAGACAAGATCTAAAGGTGATAAAAGAACAGAACTTATTTTTGATGGCTCACCATTACAATCAGTAGAACTATTAGCAGCATCACTACATGGTATGTTGACAAATCCATCTACTCCTTGGTTCTCTCTAAGATTCAAACAAAACGATATGGAGAATGAAGATGAAGCAAAGGAATGGTTAGAAGATGCAACAGAAGTTATGTACTCTGCATTTAATAAGTCTAACTTCCAACAAGAAATATTTGAACTGTATCATGATCTAATTACATTTGGAACTGCTGCAATGTTTATCGAAGAAGATGATGAAGATATTTTAAAATTTTCTACAAGACACATTAATGAAATCTTTATTGCAGAAAATGACAAAGGAAGAATCGATACAGTATTTAGAAAGTTTAGTTTATCTGCAAGAGCAGTAATGCAAAAGTTTGGTGATGTATCAATGAACATCGCAACTAAAGCAAATAAGGATCCATACGAAGAAGTAGAAATACTTCACGCAGTTTATCCTAGATCAGACTTTGATCCTAAGAAACAAGATAAACAAAATATGCCATTTGAATCTGTATACCTAGATGCAGAATCTGGTGATGAATTATCTGTATCTGGATTCAGAGAGTTTCCTTTTGTAGTACCTAGATACTTAAAAGCATCACACGAAATTTATGGTAGATCTCCAGCAATGACAGCTTTGCCAGATGTTAAGATGCTAAATGAAATGTCAAAGACTACAATCAAGTCTGCACAAAAACAAGTTGATCCACCATTACTAGTTCCAGATGATGGCTTCATGCTACCAGTAAGAACTATACCTGGTGGTTTAAATTTTTATAGAGCAGGAACTAGAGATAGAATTGAACCATTAAATATTGGAGCAAACACTCCATTAGGTTTAAACATGGAAGAGCAAAGAAGAAACTCAATTAGAAATGCTTTCTATGTAAATCAATTAATGATGCAGAGTGGTCCACAAATGACAGCAACAGAAGTTATTCAAAGGAATGAAGAGAAGATGAGATTGCTTGGTCCAGTTCTTGGTAGACTTCAATCTGAATTATTAAAACCATTGATCGACAGAACATTCGCATTGATACTTAGAAAGAATTTATTTAGACCAGCTCCAGAATTTTTAGCAGGTCAAGATATAGAAATAGAATATGTATCACCATTAGCGAAAGCACAAAAGTCTACAGAGTTATCTTCTATCATGAGAGCAATAGAAATCTTAGGTAGCTTATCAAATGTTGCTCCAGTATTTGATCATATCAATATGGATAAACTCGTTAGACACTTGGCAGACATTGTTGGTGTTCCACAAAAAATATTAAAACCACAATCTGAACTAAATGCTGAAAGACAACAGGCAGCACAACAACAAGAACAAATGCAACAGATGCAACAAGTACAACAACTAGCAGAAGCAGGGGGAAAAGTAGCACCATTAGCAAAAGCATTACCAGAAGAAGCACAGGCTTTGGTAAACGCTGATGTTGAATAATTTATGGAATCAAATAAACAGCTAGAGAATCTAGTAAAAAAACTTAAAGAAAATTATCAATATATTTTTAATACAGACGAAGGCAAAGAGGTTTTGTCTGACTTAGAAAAAAGATGTCATTATCATTCTACCACCAATGTAAAAGGTGATAGCCATGAAAGTGCATATATGGAAGGTCAACGCAGCGTACTTCTATTTATAAAACAAATGCTGCAAAAGGAGAACAAGAATGTCAAGTGAACAGATAACACAAACTAATGTGCCTGTAGAAGAGACGACACAAACTACTACAGACACTCCTCAACAAACAGAACAAACAATTAGTTCTACAACAACAGAACAACCAACTGTTGCTAAGTCTTGGAAAGATACAATCTCAGAAGAGTTTAGAAACGATCCAAACATTTCTAAGTTTACAGAAATAGATGCGTTAGCTAAAAGCTATATCAACGCAACTAGAATGATTGGTCAAGACAAAGTTGCAGTACCAAACGAAAACTCAACAGACGATCAATGGCAAGAAGTTTATGGAAAACTTGGTAGACCAGAATCACCAGATAAATATAAACTAGAAGTTAAATCAGATGCTGTTCCATTAGATGAAGGTGCAATAAAATCTTTTGCAGAGAATGCTCACAAGCTAGGTTTAAATAATAAACAGGCTCAAGGTATATTAGAGTATTACAAAAACTCTATGGAAGGTTCTGCACAACAAGCAAGAATAGATACTGAAACTGCACAAGCGAATGCAGAAGCCGAACTTCGTAAGGAGTGGGGTGGTAACTATGAAGCTAACATTAAAAAAGCTGGATCAGTTGCTAAAGCAAATATGAATCCACAAATCTTAGATATGGAACTAAAAGATGGTACACGATTAGGAGATCATCCAGAAGTTATTAAAGGTTTTGCAAACATTGCAAACATATTATCTGAAGATAAATTAGTTGGTACTGAAAGTGAAAGTGTTGACAGAGGTACAGACTATGAAGCTGAGATTAGTAAAATTGTTAATGATCGAGATGGTCCATATTGGAATAAAGCACATCCAGATCATGACAAAGTAGTTCAACAAGTATTTACTTTGAGAACAATGCAAAATGGATAAAGAAGAATTAAGATTAGAAATACTTCGTATTGTAGTAGAGAGTGGATCAGAGAATCAAAAATCTAACCCCTTGCCAATCTGCGAAGAATATTATACATGGATTTGTAAGGCGAATGAAAATTCGCCTAACAAAAGAAAGACAATTCGTAAGAACCTTTCTGACAACAAGGAATAGACTTGTAGTCTAAAAGACTTTAAATCCAAGAGAAGCCAGAATTTCTGATAACGTCTCTGTTTTGTTTTAACATTAACTTAACATTTAAGGAGACATAATATGTCAACTGAAATAACAAAAGCATTTGTAGAACAATACAGTTCAAATATACAAATGTTATCACAACAAAAAGGTTCTCTTCTTAGAGATAAAGTAAGATTAGAATCTGTTACAGGGAAGAATGCTTTCTTCGATCAAATCGGAAGCGTTACTGCAACTGTAAGATCAACTAGACACTCTGACACTCCACAAGCAGATACTCCTCACTCAAGAAGAAGAGTTTCACTTGTTGACTATGAGTTCGCAGATTTAGTTGATGATCTAGATAAAGTAAGAATGTTAGTAGATCCTACTTCTAGCTATGCACAAGCTGCTGCTTATGCAATGGGTAGAGCAATGGATGATGCTATCTTAACTGCTGCAATCGGTTCATCTGATACAGGTGTTGCTGGTGGTACTGCTGTTGCATTACCTGCTGGTCAAAAGATTGTTGAATCTGGAACTGCTGGTTTAACTGTTGCTAAATTAAGAGAAGCAAAAGAAATCATCGATCTTGCTGACGTTGATCCTTCACTAAAAAGATACATCGTAGTATCTCCAAAACAGATCTCTGATCTATTAGGAACTACTGAAGTAACTTCAAGTGATTTCAACACAGTAAAAGCGTTAGCTGCTGGAGATGTTAATACATTCCTTGGCTTTGATTTCTGTGTGTCTAACAGACTAGCAATCGCTTCAAGCAAAAGAAAATGTATCGCCTTCGTACAAGATGGTGTTGCATTAGCTGTTGGAAAAGATTCAACTGCTAGAATCGATGAAAGAGCTGATAAAGGCTACGCAACTCAAGTTTACTATTCTGCTGCATTCGGTGCAACTAGAATGGAAGAAGCTAAAGTTGTAGAAGTTCAAGCTCACGAAGCGTAATAAGTAGAATTTTAGGGGGTGAAAGCGAGAGTGGAAACCCCCTAAAGTGCATGAAGAAAATACAAGAATTAAAACCTGTACTACATTTTAAAAAAGATAATTATGTTTATCGATATGTATTGGTAGACAGGTTTAAAAACACAAGTAAGGTGCATCATGGTTTTGATGCAAAACTTGAAAGAACTGAGCATGAAATTTGGGGATTAGAAAAAGATAGACAGATAAGGCGAAAGTATATATTAAGGAAGTAGTATGGCATCAGTAGTA